TACCTGTCAACCCTGTACAAACTCAAGTTCCTGTCGTGAGGCGCTGATGCCCACCGCCTCCTATGTCAAATATACTGCTGCCATTGAGCCTCTTCTGGAGGGCATCAATGCTGGCACCGACACATGGAAAATTGCGCTGGCGTTGACCGTCAATGCGGCGGACACGACGTTTACGGCGGGCACCACGGATTTGGCTACGGGCGGCGGTTACACGGCAGGCGGCAACACCGCCAGCATTACGTCCGCCAGCCAAGCAGCGGGCACTTACAAACTGGTGTTGGCAAGCCCGGCTGTCTGGACGGGAACCGGCGCTGGATTTACGTTTCGATATGCGATACTTTGGGATGCTACGACCAACACCCCGGTAGCGTATTGGGACTACGGGTCCAACGTGACCGTGGCGTCTGGCGACACCGTTACCGTGACCCTTGATGCTACAAATGGCGTGTTCCAAGCTACCTGATAGGATAGATCTATGGCCTTCATAACCGCAGATCGTGTCAAAGACACGTCGACCACGACAGGCACCGGAAACATCACGGTTTCTGGATCTGCGCCGTTTGGCTATCGTACCTTTTCGACGGTTTTAAGCGTCAGCGACACGTTTTATTATTGCATTCAAGGTCAAAGCACTTCTGAATGGGAAGTGGGTCTAGGAACTTACGTTAGCTCTAACCAGTTCGCCCGCACCACTATTTTAGCGTCGTCCGCCAGTAGCAGCGCCGTGTCGTTTTCGTCTGGCACTAAAAACGTGTTCATTACGTTGCCCGCTAACAAAACGCTTCAATTTGATGTTGGTGGTTCGCCCACGGCCGGCGGAATTTTATATGGCACCGGCTCTATGCTCGCTTATTCTGCTGCTGGCACAGCAGGTCAGGCGCTTGTATCTGGTGGAACAGGCGCTCCTACATGGTCTACTATAGCTGGTTTAGGCACTGTAACCAGCATAAATGTTAGCGGTGGCAGCACGGGGCTTACGTACAGCGGAGGCCCTGTAACCAGTTCTGGCACTATTACAATGGCGGGCACGTTGGCCGCCGCCAACGGCGGTACAGGTCTCACATCGCCCGGCACTAATGGCAACGTGTTAACATCTAATGGTTCCGCTTGGGTATCACAGGCTCCTAGTAGCGGCGGAACGCCTGGCGGGTCTACCACGCAAATTCAATACAATAGTGCAGGAACATTTGCTGGATCATCAAACCTTACGTTTGACGGCACAAATTTAACGTCTGGCGGCACTGTTGCTATGGCGTCTAGCTTTAAACGCAACATCGTAATTAACGGCAATTTTCTTGTTAATCAACGCGCATATGTAAGCGGCACAGCTACTGCTTCTGGCACGTATATGCACGACCGTTGGAAATCCACCACTACCAATAGCAACTACACGTTTACGCAGGGAACGCCTGACACAACAATCACGATTGCCGCAGGAACCATCGCGCAGATTGTTGAAGACAAGAACGTTGCTGGCGGCGTTTACACATTGTCATGGACTGGCACGGCTACCGCTCGCATAGCCATCAACGGCGGCACAACCAGCGGCGCGTATGCCGCGAGCCCCATCACAACATCAAGCGCCACTGCGGGGCAAACCATTACGATTGAGTTTAGCACAGGCACTTTAGGTAAAGTTCAACTTGAGCCAGGAACTATAGCTACGCCCTACGAGCGTCAAATTTATAGCGAACAATTTTCTCAATGTCAGAGATATTATTTTAAACAACCTTCTGGGTCTATTCGCGCGCTTATAGATGGCACAGCTTCAAATGACAGATGGTTTTCGTTTGTGTTTTCTGTTGCGATGCGCGCTACGCCTACAATATCGGCTACAGTAAGCGCAGGAACATTTTCTGATTACGGTACAAGCAGTGTAAATTTTGGCGCTAAAATTGCACTGTCATCTACAACGGCTACGGTTGACGTTAGCCTTGTTACGGCAAGCGCGGAGCTATAACAATGTACGCCAACGCTCAGTACTACAACACAGATTATGCCCAGCCCGCTGGCATTCGTTGCGACATTAACGGCGTGACGAGCTTTGTGCCAATTGATCCCGCCAACACCGACTACGTTAATATTATGGCACTTGTTGCCGAAGGCGAACTGACCATCGCACCGGCTGAAGGTGGCTAATGGCTTTCATAACCGCCGACCGCGTTCTTGATAGCTCCACGTCCACAGGTACGGGGGCTTTTGTTGTGTCTGGTACGCCTGCGGCAGGTTACCAGACATTTTCGGCTGTCATGTCGGTCGGGGACACTTGCTATTATTCGATCCAAGGGCAAACGACTAGCGAATGGGAAGTGGGGCTCGGCACCTATTCATCGGCCAACACGCTGACCCGCACAACGGTTTACAGCTCGTCCAACGCGGGGTCTGCCGTCACGTTCTCGGCAGGCACCAAAAACGTGTTCCTTACTATGGCGGCGTCACGGTCGATCCAACTTGATGCGTCGGGAAACGTCACGGCTCTCGGCACCCCCACCTCGGTAAATCTGACCAACGCAACAAATTTGCCGTTGGCCTCCGGCGTCAGCGGTACTCTTTCGACCGCCAATGGTGGGCTTGGCGCAAGCATGTCGCCAACGACTGCTGGCAATGTGGTGTTTACCACTGATGGAACAGTTTGGTCATCAACGCAGAAAATCGTGCAGGGCACAACTGTTGCTACTACCAGCGGAACTTCTGTTGACTTTACCAGCATCCCGTCCTGGGTAAAGCGGATTACGGTGATGTTTCGAGGTGTTTCTACTAATGGCGCAAGTACTATTTTAATACAACTTGGTTCTGGGTCAGTAACAACTTCTGGGTATTTAGGCTCAAGTTCAGCACTGATAGACACCGCTTTTGGAGCTGCAAGCTATACAACAGGGTTCGGTGTAGGAAAGGAAAGTGCCGCTGCTAGAGTTCAGCACGGGACGTTAACGTTAAGTTTGCTCGGGTCAAATGCTTGGATTTGCTCTGGTGTTGTTGCAGCATCTAACGAAGCAAGAACAGCGCACACTGGAGGGTCGATAGCCCTTGCTGGCACTCTCGACCGTGTTCGCCTAACTACTGTTGGCGGTGTTAATACCTTTGACGCAGGCAGCGTCAACATTCTCTACGAATAGGAGGCACACATGGAACGCATTGAGGTCAACGTCGAGACTGGTGAAGTCACGGTCATCCAGTACACGCCAGAGGAAGAGGCTGCGGCGCTAACTTATGCTGCGTCTCTCCCGCCTGAGCCTGCGCCCGCCAAGCCAACGCTGGAGGAGTTGCAGGCGCAGTTTGCTGCTATCTCGGCGCAAATGCAACTTTTAGCCGCCGAAGGATAGGTTAATTGAATGGCTTTCGCTCTTACTGGATACGGCATTGCGTCGCTACCGATTGCAGCCGCGCCTGTAGCGGGAAGCCCCCCGGTCCTTTCGGTCGCCTATACGCTGACCGCTTCCAACGGTTCTTACGCACTTACCGGGCAAAGCATAACCATTACAAGGGGGTTCTTGCTTTCGCCGCAGAACGGGCTATACTCCTTAACCGGGCAGGCCGTAGACATCACGTATACCCCCTTCACCCCGCCGGTTACAGGACCGACGCAGTACTTTATCGAAATTCGGTCCTTCACGGAATCTAGGAGAATATGATGTCGATTAACCTGAAGGCCATCACAACCAGGTTAGGCTATCAGCAGATCACCTCTCTCAGCTCTTCCACGGCGCTGACAGTTCCGTATGTCGATCTTAACGGTTTGAACTGCCGTCCCGTGATTGCGCTCATCACCCCCGAAGGTCAGGCTGTGCGCTGGCGCGACGATAACGTCGCCCCCACTTCGTCCGTTGGGATGCCCCTCCCCGTTGGCGTGACGCTCCAGTACGACGGCGACCTGACCATGATTCGGTTCATTGAGCAGGTGGCTGGAGCCAAGCTCAACATCAGCTATTACGCCTAAAGGTGTCCCATGAACGTCTCGCAGGATAGCGCCCCTATGGATTACATGGATTATTTCCTTAACCAGCTTCCCCGAAACCTGGCTACGATGGCCGCGTTGCGGGACGAGTTGGCCGTCCGTCAAGGCGCGTTGTCTGCCGCTCAGGATGCGGTTGCTGATCGGGCCAAGGCGGCGGAAGAGCTTGCCGCCGCCCGCGCAACCGCTGCCGAGATGGTTGCAGGGGCCAAAGACGCCCGCGCGGCGCTGAAAGTGGATCAGGACAAGTTGAAAGCTGATCGGATCGCATTTGACGCCGCCAAGGCTGAGTCCGACACCGCGCTTGCCACTCGCCAAGATCTTCTGACCCGTCAGGAAGCCTCTTGCAATGCTACTGAACTTCGTCAGGCTGCTACGGCGGCGTCTTTGGACGCCCGCGCTGCGGATCTGGCAACCGCTACGCAGGCTCTTGAAGCCCGTGTGAAAGCCTTCCAAGAGAAAGTGGCAGGTCTTTCAGCTTAACCGACTGGCCGGTAGCCAGGCACTCCTCGGAGTAACCCATGAACGACGAAAACTTGACTGCCCCAGCGGACGCCCCGGCGCCCGCGTCAGAATCGGAAGCTACGGCGGCTCCTATTGCTGAAACTACAAGGCCGGAAGATCAAACGACTGAAACGCCCAAATCTTTCACACAAGAAGAATTGGACGCCATAGTCGGCAAGCGCCTCGCAAGAGAGCAGCGTAAATGGGAACGGGAACAGGCCCAACGGACTGTTCCTACTGCGCCTTCTGAATTACCGCCACCTGATCAATTTGATTCGGTTGAAACTTATGCGAAAGCATATGCCGAACAGATGCTACGGGAACGGGAAGTTCAAAAGCAGCGGTCTGAGTACGTTGAAGCCTACCACGACCGCGAAGAGGACGCGCGGGGCAAATATGATGACTTTGAACAGGTCGCGTACAACCCCAACCTCCGCATCACGACCGTAATGGCCGAGACGATCCAGACCTCTGATGTTGGTCCTGATGTAGCGTATTATTTAGGGTCCAACCCCAAAGAAGCAGACCGCATTTCTCGTTTGTCGCCTATCTTGCAGGCCAAGGAGATCGGTAAGATTGAGGCTACTCTGGTCTCAAACCCGCCGGTCAAGAAATCTTCGAGTGCGCCCACGCCTATTTCGCCTGTTACGGCCCGAAGCAGCGGAGCCCCCGCATACGACACCACTGACCCTCGGTCCATCAAAACGATGACCACGTCAGAATGGATCGCCGCTGAACGAGCCCGACAGATAAAGAAGCTGGAAGCGTCGAAATATCGCTAACCTCTTACGCCTGAAAGGCTGACCAATGGCTAATAGCATTCTCACAATCGACATGATCACCAGAAAGGCTCTGGAGATCCTCGAAAACAACCTGGTGCTTTCGCGTAACGTGAACCGCCAGTACGACGACAGCTTCGCCGTCGAAGGCGCGAAGATCGGCTCCACGCTGCGTATCCGCCTCCCTGATCGCGCTCTCGTCACCAACGGCGCTGCGCTTCAGGTTCAGGACGACAACGAGCAGTTCACCACCCTGACTGTTTCTACCCAGAAGCACATCGGCGTGAACTTCACCTCTGCCGAACTGACCATGCAGTTGGACGATTTCGCAGAGCGCGTTCTGAAGCCCCGCGTCAGCCAGTTGGCTGCCAGCGTGGATGCGGACGTGGCGAATGCCTACCAGAACATCTACAGCTCGGTTGGCACCCCCGGCACGACCCCTGCCACTTCGCTTGTCCTGCTTCAGGCCCAGCAGAAACTGAACGAGTACGCCGTTCCTATGGATCAGCGTTACGCCACTGTGAACCCCGCTGCCAACGCCGGTCTGGTCGAAGGCATGAAGGGCTTCTTCAACCCCACCAGCACGATCAGCCGTCAGTTCAAGACCGGCATGATGGGCGAAGGGGTTCTTGGCTATGATGAAGTCAACATGTCTCAGTCTATCGTGCAGCACACGACCGGTTCGCGCTCCACCTCGGACACGATCCTTGTCAACGGCGCTGTCACGACGCAGGGCGCGTCCACCATCAGCCTCGATGGCGGCACCGCTTCGGCGACCATCAAGGTCGGCGACGTGTTTACCATCGCTGGCGTGTACGCGGTCAACCCGCAGACCCGTCAGACCACCGGCAGCTTGCAGCAGTTCGTCTGCACCGCCACCGCCACTGCCTCCAGCGGCGCTTGGACCGACGTGGCGATCTCGCCCCCGATCTTCACCGCCTCTCAGGCGCTGGCGACCGTGGACTCGTTCCCGGCGGACAACGCTGCTGTCACCTTCCTTGGTGCGGCTTCGACGGCTTACCCGCAGAACCTCATCTACAACAAGAACGCCATCACGCTCGGCACCGCCGATCTGCTGATGCCGCAGGGTGTGGATATGGCGTCTCGTCAGGTTCATAACGGCATTTCGATGCGTATTGTTCGTCAGTACGACATCAACAATGACCGTATGCCCTGCCGTATCGACGTTCTCTACGGCTACTCCGTGATTCGCGCGCCTATGGCCGTGCGTATGTGGGGCTAACCACTTTTATCTGGGGCTGCGGCCCCAGATTTCCCTCATCAACTCTTTAGGAGAATATCATGGCTCTTCCGAATGGCGCTGGTGGTTACCAGCTCGGCGACGGCAACCTCACTGAAGTCACGCTTGGCGTTCAGTCTACCCCCGTTGCAAAGACCGCTGCGGCTACGCTTACCGCTGCGGAACTTACTTCTGGCATCATCACCTACACGGGCGCTGCGGTTAATCTGACGCTCCCCACTGTGGCTCTTACCGAAGCTCTGGTTTCCAGCGCCAAGGATAACAGCAGTTTTGAAGTCGTGATCATCAACACGGGCGCCACTAATGCGGCGACCGTTGTGGTTGGCACTGGCTGGACCATCGTCGGCGCCGCCGCCGTGTCCGCCGCTACGTCCGCTCAGTTCCGCGCCCGCAAGGTTAGCGATCTGGCGTGGACCCTGTACCGCATCGCCTAATCAACCAACGCCCCGTCTACGGACGGGGCGTTTTCCACAGGTATTTTCATGATCTACAT